ATTATCAGGTGGAAAACGGTCATGATCGTGATGGATTAGGTTCAGAAGAGAATTATTTCTGGAAAACAGCAAAAGAACGCAAAAATGAAGACAAAAATCAACTTGAATTAGGATAAATAACTCTATTATGACTCAAAACATGGAAAATTCCAACAAAAAAAGAATAATTCAAGAGGTAACTCATGATGAAGCACCTCTTTATGATAAAAATGAGAAAAAAACTGAATATAAAAATCTGAATAATGATATTTGGGTGCTTCAAGATGATAAAATTCACAAAATTCCTTCTCGTTACTGATTAAAAATATTTTTTTGTTAAAACCATTATACATATATTAGCAAAGTATAATATATTTGAATGCATACCAAAATTTCTCGTGCTTTTAGGGATATAAGTTTATCTTTTACGAGACATCCAGTTACAAATGATATTACTATTCTCAAAAATGAGGATGCGATTAAGAAATCTGTGATAAATTTGTGTCGAACATCCATAAATGAGAGATTTTTTAATCCATTGATTGGAACTAGGATAGGTCAATCACTTTTTGAGGTAAACGATCCTGATATTGCTGAATTTTTGGAAGAAGACATTGAAAATACACTTATAAATTATGAACCAAGAATAAAAGTTGAATCTGTTGATGCAAAAGCAACGATGGATTCGAATGAATTGGAAATTAACATAAAGTATAACATAGTTGGATTGCCACTCCCAGTACAAAATATCGAATTTATACTACAACCAAGTAAATTATAATGTCATTTAATCAATTTACCAACTTAGATTTTAGTTCGTTACGAACTCAGATTAAAGACTACCTCAGAAGTAGTTCAAAATTTAGTGATTTTGATTTTGAGGGATCAAATTTTTCTGTCTTAATTGATACTTTAGCATATAATTCATATATTACGTCATATAACACAAATATGGCTGTAAATGAAGCATTTCTTGATAGTGCAACTGTTAGAGAAAATATAACATCATTAGCAAGAAATATTGGTTATGTTCCTCGTTCAGCAAGATCTGCCATAGCTCAAGTCAACTTATCTGTTGACTTTGGAACACAAGAGGCACTTTCTGCTACGATTAAAGCAGGAATTTTTGCAGTTGGGTCAGTCAATTCTGGAAATTACGTTTTTTCCATTCCAGAAGACATCACAGTACCTACAAATACAGTTGTCAGAAACGCAGAAGATTCAAAAATTGCAAATTTTACAAATATTTCAATATACGAGGGTAATTATCTTACAAAAGAGTTTATAGTTGATACGTCTCAAGTAAATCAAACTTTTATTTTAGATAATAGTAATATTGACACCACTACAATTCGTGTTGAGGTTACAGATCAAAAAGGTATTACTGAGAATTATGAAGAATATCGAAATATTTTTGAAGTTAATGCTAGATCTAGACTTTTTCTTGTACAGGAAATTGCAGATGAAAAATATCAAATAATATTTGGAGATAATCTTTTAGGAAAAAAACCATCAAATGGTAGTAAAATTAAAGTATCTTATATTATCAGCAACGGTATTGATGGAAATGGTGCAAACAACTTTACATTCTCAGGTAAAATTATAAATCAAAATGGAAACTCTGTTACTTCTGGTATATCGAACGTAACAACCACTCAGGCATCCGAAAATGGTGATGAGATAGAAAGTATGGATTCTGTAAAATACCTTGCTCCAAGAGTCTATGCGTCGCAGTACAGAGCAGTCACAGCAAATGATTATTCAAGTTTAATACCAAGTTTATATGCAAACATAGACTCTGTAACCGCTTATGGTGGAGAAGAATTAGATCCTCCTCAATATGGAAGAGTCTATATCACAATTAAACCAAAAAATGGAGATGTTATATCTGAAGCACTCAAAGACAACATCAAATTGAATTTAAAAAAATATACTGTTGCTGGAATCAAACAAGAGTTACTTGATTTAAAGTACCTCTACGTTGAATACGAATCAACTGTTTCTTATAATTCAAATTTTATTCCAGATAAGTTAGATTTACAAACAAGAATTACATCTTCCATTCAAACTTATGCAAAATCTTCTGATATAAATTCTTTTGGTGGTAGATTAAAATATAGTAAACTTCAATCAGTTATTGATAATGTTGATCAAGGAATCACCTCTAACATTACAAATATTAAGATTAGAAGAAATTTAGTTCCTCTATATAATGAGTTGGCAAACTATGAAATTTGTTATTTGAATCAATTTCATGCAGATTTGGAAGGATTTAATATCAAATCCACATCTTTCAAGTTGGATGGTGTAAATGGTGATCTGTATCTTACAGATTTTCCAAATTTAGATCAAAAAACAGGAGTTATTAAGTTTTTTACCCTTTCTGATCTTGGTGAGGTCATATATGTAAATCAAAATGCTGGAAAAGTTGATTATATAAAGGGTGAGATAATTCTTTTTCCAACAAACATTGTATCTACATCTTTAAGTGATAGAATTGAAATACAAGTTATACCAGAATCAAATGATATTATGTCAAAACAAAATTTATATATTATTTTGGATACATCAGCGAATAGTAAATTGAATTTAATTGAAGACGTAGTATCTTCTGGATCTAATAGGTCAGGAAACAATTATAGGCCACCCTCTAGTTTTATTAGTGGCAAAACGTATGTAAGATAAAAATGATTGGCACATCAACATCTACAAAAGTAAAAATATCAAATATTCTTGATAGTCAAATACTTGATTTTATTCAGGAAGAGAATCCCGACTTCAAAGATTTTTTAAATCAATATTATATTTCGGAGGAACACGAATTTGGATCAACATATCTATCTGATAATTTAGCATCACTTAAAAATATTGGTGATACTTCAAATAATATTTTAAATGTTAATATTAACAATAAATTAACTTCTGATATTAATGCTTTTGATGATGAAATTTTTGTTACTACTACAAATGGATATCCTGACCAATACGGTCTTTTTAAAATTGATAATGAAATAATCACATATACTGGTAAAACATCTACATCATTTACTGGATGTATTCGTGGTTTTAGTTCAATATCATCAATTGAAAAATCAGAATATCTTACATTTAGTGTTACAGATAGTGAAGAACATTTAACTGATTCTCAAGTTTTAAATTTAAGCACTATTTTTGTAAATGAATTTTATAGAAAACATAAATCTCAGTTTTTACCAGGTTTTGAAGGAAGAAATTTTGTAGAGCAAGTTAATATTGAAAATATTTTAACAAGGGCAAAAGATTTTTATAGATCAAAAGGAACTGATACTTCTCTGGAAATATTATTCAAGGTTCTTTTTGGTAAAAGTGTAGTCATAGAAAAACCTTTTGAAAATACAATTGGTTCTTCCGATTCAGAGTGGGTAGTAACTGATAATATGATAGTGGATGTTCTTGAGGGAGATCCATTTAAGTTAATATCAACTAAAATATTTCAAGGAGAATTCAATAATCCAACTGCAGAAGGAACAATTTCAAATATTCAGGAGGTGTTTTTAGGACCAAAAAAATACTACAAACTATCATTTGATAAATCAGCACATTTTGGTTCTTTTAATGTTGGAGTAAAAACAAAAGTTACTCAAAAGGCACCAGACAATTCATCTACAATCAATGTTGACTCTACAGTTGGTTTTGAAAATGAAGGAACATTTATATACAGATATCGTCAGAATACTCTTCAAGAAGAGTTATTAGTTGCGTCTTATACATCAAAATCCGAAAATCAATTTTTTGGATGCACTGGTATTGTAGATGAAGGATTAAAAGAAAACAGTGATATTATTAACGATACTTTAATTTTTGGATATGAAGATGGTGATCCAGAAAAAATATGTACCATGAGAATTACTGGAACTGTATCTAAACCATCAGAAAATGCTAGTATAGCAAAATATGCTTCAGTTGGGGAAACAATCAAAGTAAATTATCTTGGGGAAAAAGCAACAGGATCTAAATTTGATACTTGGTTATATAATCATCCATCTACTTTAGATATTGCGGGTGTTTTTAACAACGACACAGACGAATTTACAAATATTATTGTAACTAAAGATCCAAACAATTTCTTATACAAAGGTTGTAAAGTTGATATTATTAGATATGATTGGGCAGGTAGCACTGAACCTGAATCTCTTAAATATGTTCCAACTAGCGTTTCCATTGATCCAGAAGCAGTAGGTTTTGGGTATACTGCAGCATCAAACGTTCCTACTACTGGTGGAAGCGGAAAAGATTTAACAGTTGACATCACAGTTTCTGATAGTAAGGTAAATGGAGTTACAATTAATAACGCTGGTCTTGATTATGTAGTGGGAGATTTAATTACAATTATTGGTGGTACTACTGAGGATGCAATTATACGAGTTGATAAAATTGCTCCCATTGGATTTGGTAAGATTACACCAACTGATCCTGGATTTGGTGCATTTTCAATCATTGATGAAGATGTTTTAATTGATAAAATTAATAAATCTAATGGGCATATAACTTTAGCAAAAGGTGATAAGGCAAATTTTATTGATAGATTTAGACCTCATAAAATTATAAAAAAATTATCTTATACGGATTCTTCTTTGGATGAGTTGTCTCCAGATTTATTAAACAATATACAAAATACCTACATTGATGATGTTGGTAATACTTACGTCAGTTTCTCAGGATATCCATCCTATCCTATACAAACAACAAATAGATCTGTAAAAATAGATAATTTCCAAAGTTCAGATCAAATTTTTATTACTGATTCGGCACATTCGTTTATAAGTGGTGAAAAAGTATTTTTTGAACAAAATGCAATAGAAATCGCTGGAATAACTACTGAAACAATAAGCGGTAGTGGAATAACTACTGAATTTATGTCTATAACTTCACCTGGTAAAGGAGTAATTGATATTCAAAAAAAATCACTTCAAGGTGAATATTATGTATCATTTGTAGGTTCAAATGAATTTAAATTAGCAGTTACTTTAGAACAATTAAACAAAGGTAATTTTGTAAAATTTAATCTTCCAGGTATATCGACTACTGTTACTCAAATAGATGGTGAATTAGCTACTATTATTACTACTACTGAAATAACTGGAGTATCTACTTGCACAATTACACCAAGTTCTTTAGCTGGAAATAAATTATCAAATCAAAATAATTTCAAAAGAATATTAAAAACTCCCGAAGTTAGGGAATCAGAAAACAAAATAATTGGACCTGTAGGAGTTCAATTAAATGGAGTTGAAATATATTCTCCTGTTTTACAGGACTTTATATGTTATGGTCAAATTGATGATGTTGTTGTAACAAATAAAGGAAAAAATTATGATGTTGTATCTCCACCCAATGTATCGATTACCAGCGATAATGGAAGTGGGGCAAAATTACATGGTCATTTTTCTGGAAATATATCTGAAATTGTTGTTACTCATCCTGGTTTTAATTATGCTGATACTCCTCAAGTTCTAATAACAGGTGGAAATATATCTGCCTCAAATAAGTCGTTGGTAGGAGAGGCACATATGAGGGGGTTTATACACTCTTTCTCATTTAACGATATTTCAAATTTCATAACTCGTATAGATCTTGATAATGATAGCGTTATTCACGGAGATGATAAACCTCATAAATTTGAAAATGGTGAAGAAGTGGTTTATACAACAACAGGAACTCCAATCGGAATTGGATCTACACCAAGTACAAACGGTGTTGGTTTTAATACAGAACGATTGACTTCTGGATCTACTTATTTTATTCAAAAAAATAGTGAATTATCTTTTTCTTTGAATGCTAAAAAAAGTGATGCTTTATCTGGAATTAATACGATAGATTTTAATGAATTTGGCACAGGAACTCACACTTTAACTTCTAGAAAAATTAGAAAAATAATTGATCGAATAACTTTACCAGAAAAAAATATAAAATTTGAAAATAAAAAAGTAGTTGTTGATTCTGTTTTTTATCCATCAAAAAATCCGAAAAAGATTTTAACAACATTTACTGGTATTAATAAGTTTGATGATTATATTTTCGCAAAAAATCATGGATTTAAAGATGGAGATGTAGTTGAATATCTCTGTAGTGGCACAGTTATTTCTGGTTTATCTACTGAAACAATATACAAAGTCTCTGTGATTGACAACAATAAATTTAAATTAAGTAATGCAGGGACTGCAACAAATATTACAAATTCAAATTACAATCAAAAAATATATGTAAATTTGGGTAATGTTGGTGTAGGAACACATACTTTTAAATATCAAGATATTAATGTTAAATTAATCGGTAATCCAAATGTAGGATTAGTAACTGATACAGTTCCATCCTATTATACTGCAACTGCATATCCAGTTGTTTCTGGTTCTTTAGATAATGTATTTGTTGAAAATGGTGGCACAGGATATGGGACGAGTACTATTAGTAACTATAATATTGCACCAACATTAGCGTTAGAAGGTGGACAAGGTGCAGAGTTAAGACCAATAATTTCTGAAGGAAAAATAAAAGATGTTGTAATTTCAATTAGAGGAAGTGGATATTCCTCTCCACCAACTTTAAAAGTTGTTGGTATTGGTACAAATCCTGGAAAATTTGCTAAATTAAAAGCAGAAGTTTATACTGAAGATGATCCACTCACAGATGCAAAAAAAGGTGAAATAAAATCAGTCGTTATAGTTGATGAAGGTAGAGATTATGATTCTCAAAAAACGGTCATAAATGTTGTTCCTACAGGAGTTGATGCTAAATTAGTCGCAAATGTCCATAAATGGAATTTAAACGCAAGAGAAAGATATTCTGGTATATTGGGACAACCTCTCTTTAAAGACACTGCTCAAGTTAATGCCGAAGTTAAATTACAAAATAAATTAGTTTCCTTTTATGGAGGAGTAGAGTATAGAAAATCTTTAGATGATAATATTGATGAATCTGATGCAGAAATATCTCCTCCATCATCACACTCTCCTATCTTAGGATGGGCATATGATGGAAATCCAATATATGGACCATATGGTTATGAAGATCCTGTAACTGGTATTGGAGTAACACGAATAACCTCAAGTTATCAATTAAATCCAATCAATGACGATTCTTTAAGACCAAATAATATTAATGGTTATTTTATTGAAGATTATCAGTATAAAGCATCTGGTAAATTAGATCAATTTAATGGTAGATATGGAAAAACACCAGAATTTCCAGATGGAACATATGCTTATTTTACAACAGAAACTAAAGTTGAATCAGAATTCCCATACACTACATTTTTACATAGAAACAAAACAGATTTATTTAATTACGATATAGACAATAAGCAAACAGATAAAATTATCAACTCTGGTCTTTATAAAAGAAATGTGTCTCCATTAGGATTGAATGAAAAGTTTAGAAATTACTCTCCTTTATCTGAACCTTTAGAAACTGATCCTAAATTAACAGTCACTGCTTGTTTACCAGGAAAAATAAAGGGAATTACAACCTTCGAATCTGGTAATAATTACAAAGTAAATGATACTATTAATTTGAATGATAGTTTTGTAGATGCCATTGTAACTGAAATATCTGGAAAAGAAATAAAAAAAATTGAAGGAATCGGATCAACTGTCAATAATTTAAATTTTAGTGTAAAAAATAATATTGTTACTGCTTCTAGTGATTCTTTACATAATTTTTCAAATAATGAAGTGGTTGAAATTTCTGGAATAACATCTTCCTCTTATTTTGGTATTCAAGGTCTTCACAAGATAGGAGTTAATACAACTACTACATTTGTTTCCGTTGCGATTGCAGATACAACATCAACAGGAATTACAACTTTTATAAAATTAGATGCATCAACAAATAGTGGTCAATTTAAAATTAATGATATTATTCAAATTGATAATGAAAAAATGATAATAACTGGTTTAGATAAAGTTAATGATGAATATGTAGTTTCAAGAATGCATAGTGATTCTATAGGAGGAACACATGCTGCTGATGCCATCGCAACTAGATTAGAGAAATCCTTTACTTACAAAGTTTCTGGTAAAGGAGTAAAAAATACAAATATAGATGAGGAAAAAATAGCTTATGTAAATGTAACTAATTCAGTTGGAATTGGAACATCATATAGTAGTGTAGTAGTTGGAACTGCTGGAAGTAGTAATATTACTAAATCAATTCCACCAAGAGCAATTTATATTCCAAATCATAATTTTAAAAATGGAGATGAAGTATCTTTAGTTTCTATTGGTGGTACTATTATTGCATCAGAAAATGAATCTTTAACTCCTGATTTTAATTTATCAACAATCAATCCATTATATTGTGTCAAAATTAACAATAATTATATTGGACTTTCAATAGAAAAGGTAGGATTTTTAACATCCTACGTTTACTATAAGAGTGTTGAGGATAATGATTTCTTTGGAAAAGATGTTCGAATCAGAACTAATAAAAACAAGTTAATCGGTAGTGCAAAAAGAGTAAACGGATTAATCACACTTGGAACTAGTCATAATATTCTTCCAAATGATAATATAACTTTAAACATCTCTCCAAATAAAGTTGAAAAAATTAAGTTTAAATTTGATAGTACAACAAGAACTTTGCTTGTTAATCCTAAAAGTTGGACAAATACTGGAGTAGGAACAACTTTATCCACAATTACAATTAATAATCATGAATTCGAAACTGGAGACGGACTTTTATATGAGGTTGCTTCTGGATCTGCAATAGGTGGTTTATCAAATAAAACGATATATTATGCGATCAAAATATCAGAAAATGTAATAAAACTAGCTAAAACTTATAAAAAAGCAACTAAAAAAAGTTATGATTCAATAGATATTACAAGTATAGGAAACGACGGTATTTTATCAAAAGTAAATCCTAAAATTAACATAATCAAAGGAAATACACTTGAAATTGATGTATCTGATCCAAGTTTAAAAATAAACAATGTAGACGATTCACTTAAAATTAATTTTTATAGAGATATTAAATTTAAAGATAAAATTAATTCCAATTATATAATACAAAATGGAATAATTGGAGATGGTAGTGATGCTAAAATTACTATTCAAACTAATAACATTTTATTAGAAGAATTTTATTATAAAGTTGAAAATGATAATCTTTTGGATAATTTTACAAATACTGATATTAAAAATCATTCATTAATTGATATTATTGAATCTAAATTTAATAAAACTCACACAATTTCTGGAGTTGGAAATACAACGATAATATTTAATTCTACAGTTGGAAGTGCTGAAACAACATCTTACAGTTCATATGAAAATTCTGGATTTAGTACTGCCACTTATTCTACTAATTCCAAAACTGATCAAGGTCCTATTAGTAAAGTTAGAGTCATAAATTTTGGAAAAAATACAAATATTATACCTTCTGTCACATCTATTGGAACAACTACTGGTATTAATGCTGTAATTTCAATACTATCTGATGATATTGCTAAAATAGAAGATACTGAAGTAACAGTTCAGGGATGGGAATTTCCTAATAATAAATCTTTGAAACCAAAAGCGGATACTTATGCTATTTTGGATTTAAAAAATACTCTGACTTTAAAATCTGTAAAAGTTACCACTGGTGGAAGAAATTACACAACACCTCCAAAAGTAATAGGTATTGGAAACACTAGAATAACAACAAGATCATCTGTTGATGGTAATTCTGTAAGTAAAGTTGATATTATATCAAATGATAGTGGTTTACAAGAAGACTTAAGAGTTGTACCAACTTTCAATTCAAACGGTATTGGTATTATAAGTGCAACTTCTAGTTTTAAAAACTTAACATTAGATCTAAAAGCACCTTTAGGTGGATTTACAGAAATAAATCCAGAAACTGGGACGAAAAATCCATTTAAAGTTGGAGATAAAATTTTTGTAGAAAATGTGCAAATAAAACTTGTTCCAGATGGTATTGGGGGAGGAACAACAACTCTTGCCAGTTATAATTCAAGTGATTATGATTACACTTATTTTGAAGTCATAGGTACAAGTGATGGAACTGAATCATCTGATCCCTCTGTAACATATTCTATATCTGGATTATCCACTACCGAAGCAGGGAATTTTGATGGAGATAGATTGTTTGGTAGAGTAACAAAAGCAGATGATTTAGCAATATTTGAACCAGAATTTCAAAATGTTGAATATGTTGTAGGAGAAGTAATAACTATAAGAGATCCAATAACTAAAAATAATAAAGCAACTGCAGTTGTATCTGAAAATGGTTGGGATCCACAATCTAGAACTTTAAAAGTAACTGATATTACAGGAACTTTTGATAATGAAGACGAAATAATAGGTTCAGTTAATAGCCAAAAAGCAATTATTAGTGATTTTAATACTTATGAGTTTGATTTGGATGTAGATGTTTTTGCAGAATCTTTAGGTTTTTGGAAAAGCGATAAAAATAAACCCAACTTTAACTATGAGAGATTACACGATAATGATTACTATCAAAGATTTTCCTATGCTTTGAGAGGTCAAGTAGATTACGATACATGGAAAGAACCAGTTAATAGTCTTGGTCATATATCTGGATATAAAAATTTTGCAGATTATGAGATTATAACAAATAATTATGCTGGTGTAACTACAGCAACATCTTTAGTTGATTTTAAAGTTGAAATCTTAAGTAATGCCTCAGTTCATGAACAATTTGATTATGATTTTGTTTCTGAAGAAGAAACTTTAGGTACTGAGATTTCAAGAGAAGTTGCTTTTGAATCTAAAAAATTAACTGATTATATTGAAGCTAGAACAAATAAAGTTTTATTATTAGATGACATAAGCGATCAATTTACTGGATTGACAACAATTACTGGTCAGTTAGTAGGATTGAAAAATTTCCCTATTAAATCAAGTGGTCAAAACATACTACATCAAGTATTTAATCCTGCAACTTTAACTGTTGATAAAGGAGAAATAAAAATTGATAATCATGGTTTTCTTGGTGGAGAAGAATTAGAATATGCTCCAAATTCTGGAGGTTCAAGCATTGGAATTGTTACAACTAGTGCACCTGGAATTGCAGAAACAAGTATATTACCATCAAAAGTTTTTGTTGATAAAGAAAATCTCACAAATGATACTTTTTCACTAATAATAAAATCCTCAGAATCCGCTACTGGATCAGCTGTTACATTTTATAATGTTTCTGGAATTGGAACTGAACATACTTTATCTGTAAATTCTAGAGAAGCAAGTATAAGATCTTTAATTACAATCGATAATATAATACAAAGTCCACTTGGAAAAAAACTAACAATTCTTGGACTATCAACTAGTATTGGTATTGGATCTACTCAAATTTTCCTAAATGACATATCTAAAATATCATCAAATTCTTTGTTAAAAATAAATGATGAGATATTATACACTGGTTTAGTTGCAATTGGTTTTACTAATTCTGTTAATGTTACTCGTGGATATATGGGAACTGTTGCTGCAGCACATACGGTAGGTGCTGGTGTCAGTGAATTATATGGCGATTATAGAATATCTAAAGGTAATATTTATTTTTCAGATGCACCATATGGTCCTGTAGGTCTTGGTACTCTTGCTGGAGTCACTACAACTGCAATGTCTACAAGATCTACATTTAGTGGAAGGGTTTTCTATAGATTGAATGATTCTGCTTTACCTACTCCTCGTCCAAATATGTATAGTATTATTGACGATATATCTGATAGTTTTGATGGAACTACAAAATTATTTGATATGAGAGAAAATAGTGAATTTCTTCCTGTTGGAATAACTAGTTATGGAGGAGCATTGTTAATTAATAATATATTTCAAAAACCATTTTATGGTGAGGTTGGATCTGTTAGAGAATGTGATTATCAAGTTCAATCTCCTGTTGGTGGTGGTACAACAATAAGATTTCTTGCAAATCCAGATCTTGTGAGTGACACTACCGACATTCCAAGAGGTGGAAGAATTAATGAATTTTTAGTTGGTGTTGGATCTGGATATCAAGTCCCAACGAGAGCTCTTGCTTACGCTAATATTGGTGCTGGTGGAACAATCGCATCAGTATCAATATCAACTCATGGTCAGGGGT